CCTTGCATTTAAAAAAGAGCCTTTAAACAGTTATTAAATTATGTTTAAAGACTCTTTATTTCATATATTTTATTTTTATTATTATTATCTTTCAAATACTGTCATATATAGTTTTTTCATTGAGTCGGTAGGCTGGATATATACATCAACCTTGACTTCATCTTTTTTCTGCCCCATGGATATTATCACATCATCGGCAGAAAAGTTTTGAATAGCTCTTATATTTTGCAATTCATAAAAGTTTTTAAGAAGTTGCAGTTTGAACACATCTCTGCCTTGCTTGTCGTTGTTTTCCTTGCCGATGAAGTATTTCTCCCATATTAAACGTGTTGTATTTCCTATCTCGTCAAACACTCTTATTACTCTGTTATTACCAAAGTCATCGTCCTTTTCTGATGAGTAGTCAGTAAATGTATTGAGGTCGTCAAGCACTACTATTACACCGTCAACACGTTTAGTCAGTAAGAACCATCCGTTTTTAATCTCCTGTATCAAGTCATCTTCAGCAAGGAAGTTCACTATTTCAGTAGCACCCTCTATTATCTTGTAGCAATTTGACTGATTTATTTCCGCACCCGCCGTCATACCTGTAACCGTTGCTACAAATTCATGCGGTTTTATCTCTTCAAGCTTAGTTTTATATCCTTGTTTTACTGAGATTATACCTTCATAGTTCGCTGAGTTGTAATTATACACCACAGCTTGTATCTTCTTGCCGGCATTATCCCTTTCATTTTGAACATAGGATTTTACAACGCTTGGAAGTTTTGTATCTTCAGACGGTATTCCCATTGTATTGAACTGATATTCTCTCATAGCAGACAGATAGTCGGTATAGTTATTAGTCTTTACTGTACCGTCTGCACCGCCTTCAAGTATTATCCCTGCATGAATTGGTACTGCTCCGCTACCTGCAAACTCCACATAAGCATTTTCTTTAAGCTCGTTTATACTTACAGCCGTCTGCTTATCTGCTAATTTACCTTTAAAATATGTGCTTACATCAATGTTTACATTGTCTTTGTTTTTTTCTGTTACTATCTTTATTTCATTTCCAAAAATTCCCGGACATTTAGCTGTAACTGTCAGACTTCCTTCTACTTTTTTTGCCTTTGCTCCGCCTGTGTCAATTCTATACACATAGAGCTTATAGCAGTGTTTTAGACATTCTCTCATCAGCTTTGCTTCGTCATCAAATGCAGTTACACCGACCTTTGCCAGTGACTTACCGTCCTCAAGGTCTGTAGACAGTAGTTTTATTACTTTACCTTGTTCTCCCCACGATAGAGGTAGCGGCATTGTCGCTATACCTCTTGAGCCAACTATTGACGCCGGTGCAGGTACAGACTTGAAGTTTATATATGCACCCGGAAGTGCTTTATTATATGTTAAAAACTTTCCACCCGCCATATCATTCTCCTTTCTTATTTTCTTGTAATTTAAGTTTTTGCATTAGTTCTTGCTTGTTATCTCTGTAATATCTTACTTTGAACGTTACAAAAAACATCAGTGTATTATCTTGAATACGATAGTTCATATCATAGCCCTTGAGCTTGCCTTTTTTTACATCTACAAACTCAAAGATGTCAAACATCTTAAATGCTATATTTTTATATTTTTCGTAGTCAGTTATATAGCTTGTATCCTCATCTTCTATATACACTATCTGATAAAACAGCTCATTTTTATACATATTGCCCATTTTTTTGTCAAATGAGCTTTGAACTGTCTTGATTAAAAAAGCGGGCAGTTTCATCCTCTCCGCTCTTTCGTTATATATATGCACATCTTATTAGTTTTCCCTCATCTTTTCTACAAACCACGCAGAAAATTCCCTTTCAAATCTTGCAGGTATCTTTCTTTTCACATCTATTAATGCAAGCGAACACATAAACTTACCGTCAACCCATTTGTTCCTTCCTCTCGTCATATGCCCGTATTCAACATATTTGGCATATTCCACCGCATTGGATATCGTTATTACAAGCATATCGCCGTCCCTTACCACACTGTCAAGGCTCGCCCCCTGTGCAAAAGCACTTTCCATCTGAAAATACTCAGTTTCTCCGCTCCTGTTTGTCCTTGAGCCTATGGCTACGCTCTGATCTCCTATTGTCCACGAGTTTTTGAGAAGTCCCGTATCAGTCGGAGTTTCCTTCTTCGTCTTTGCCAGTACGTCAAGAGCCTGCTTTATTAAGAACTTTTTCAAAAAAGTCTCAAACTCGCTCTCCATACGCTTAAACCTGTCTCTGAAATTTATAAGTTCGCTTATATCAACGGACATTTTACACCTTCTCGCTTTTACTTAGAGTTATTTCACTATGAGAATTAGGATATTTGAACACTTCTCCCGCCTTAAAATATTTATTATGATTTTTTATATAGATTATATCAGAGCTTTTAATATCCGTTTCATCACTTACAAACAGCGTATAACTGCTCTTTATTTCATTAGACATATCACTTACATTGATATTTCCAAGCGTCTTCATAGATAATGCACATCTTATATCCTCATATACCTTTTGCCTTTTTTGAACGCTCATACCGTATTCATCTTGTGCATCACTTATTCTGTACACATCAGCTATGTCATAATATGTCTTTGATAATATAGATCTTTCATTCATATAATCACCTCATTTTTACACGCTTGAAATGATTGAGCAGTTTTAATTCTTGCTCTATATATCCTACACTTTTCATAGTTGTCAGGATATTTGACGTGTTAAATTCAATAGCAGTATCACCACGCTTGATACTCTTTGTGTCTGATACTGCTATATCTTCAATGCCAAAATTATTTACTTTCAGATATTTTGTACAAATGTCGACAATTATATTTTCAATTTGTGAAGGTAACTTGCTATTGCTTATGTTAGTATATATACTTACTTCATCGGTGATAAGGTCAATAAGATATTTTAACTTCTCGTCATAATCATCAGATTTTATATTTAGCAATAGCTTGATTTTTCTTAATATCTCATCTTTATTAATAAAAGTATATGCCATAGTAGCACCTACTTTTTCTTTCCTGATTTTTTATTATCAGTTTTTTCTTCTTCCGTTTCACTCTTTTTATCTTCTTCCTGAGCTGTTTCATCTTCTGCCGTTTCTTCATCATTTTTTATATCTTCTATCAGCTCATATCCTTCAGATATAAGCTGATTTTTCGTCATTTCATCATTAGTTTCCACTATTATGTTCATATATTGCAATTTATACATATATTTATCCTTTCATTCATAACAATTAGTTTGAACAAGCTCTGACAAGTGATAATCTTTGCTTAGGTATCCACAAATCATGATATTTTCTGTAATCTATCTTCCAAGCGTCCGCCGTTTGATTAGTTATAGGATCGAATATCCTTGTTACATCAGTCTTTGATATTGCAATAGGTACATTTCTTGATATTATTATCCAATTGATGTCCTTAGCATTTGTATCAGCAATTAAGCCACCTGCTTCTTGTCCTACAGTTTTACCGTCTTGTTTCTTGTACAGTGTTTTTAATCTTGCACTTGGTACTTCTATTATAGGTAGTCCATCGAATTTTTTAACTGTAAGGTCTATCTCTCCCTGCTTGAAATTACCTATGTCTATTCTTCTTGAATTTTCAAGTGCATCAGATAATATACCTACTGTTTTAGGAGACATTATGATAACAAGCTCAGCATTAAGTGATACATTATCCTTTATAGAAAGTATATCTGCTTTGAGCTTTTCAAGTATTGTCGCCTTAGCAGCTGTATACCCCTCCGTTACTTTGCTGTCAGCTTTTGCAAGAGCAAATATTTTTGAATATCTGTAGCTGTCTATTTCAGGTATTACGTGTTCACTTTGAAACACTCCCATAACATTACCTGCATTTGCAACAAAATTAGTTTCGTTTACATCCATTGCGTCAAGCATAAAAGTTCTGCCTCTGTCCTGAGTCATTGTCATAGTTTGATAACTAAGTGAAACAGCCCCCTGTACAAACCCTTTCTCCCTGTCATAATCTCCAAGCCCTTGAGTTGATATGGTAGGGAGTTTTACCTCGTTACCTCCGTCATATTTTACTTGCCCAGCATTTGTTTCCATCCATCCCGATGTCGCACCTTCTACTATGTGTTTATCCAAGTTTGTTTGAAATATTTTTGCATATTCTAATGTGTTTATAGCCATTATATTATCTCTCCTTTATTTTAAATTTATTAAAATTTACCTCTTAAAGCATTGGCAAACTGCGTATCTACATCTTCATTCTTTGAGCCTGTATCATTACTGATATTAGGTGTCTTTCCTTTCAATCTTTCTTCTACTTGACTTTGAACAGCCGAGTCAAATGCTGACTTTATAGCTGAAATATTGTCCATTGTAGCTTTTTCATCAGAGCCAATTACAAAATTCAAAAATGAATTTGGCAACTTTTGTTCAGATAGTGCATTTAAAGCTTTTTCTTTTAATATATTAAGTTCTTTTTCTTTTTCAAGCGTTTCTATCTTGCTTAACAGTTTTTGCTTTTCTTCAGCGTCTTTTTCGTCTTTACTCAGCTTTGACAGCCTTTTTTCTTCTTCAAGAGCCTTTGCTATCTCGTCTTTGAGTTTAGTCTGATAGCTGTCTTCCTGTTCTTTTGTCCAGCTTTCTTTTAATTTTGTAATATCATCTTCACTGTACGTCTTTACATTATCACCCGCATTACTCTCCTTACTATTTCCTGCATTATCATTTTGCCCTGTATTTCCAGATACATCTGTGTTTGTGCCTTGTACACTTCCTCCTGTTCCTCCGTCATCAGCTGCAAATAACTGTAAATTAAGTTTTCTGAAATTCATTACTTATCCTCCTAATTTAATTTTTTGTATTATAAAAGCACCTGCTGTTTGCAAGTGCTTAAAAGACATTTTTGCATTATAAAAGCACCTAACATCAGTTAAGTGCTTAATCCAATATTTCTATGCTTTCTATTTCTGACTGTTTTACTAAAATATTATCAAACTCAAGCATGAGTTCTTCACTCTCATCTTCATCCCACTGATAAGAATCACAGTATCTTTTTTCCCATATCTCCCCGTCAGTAAATTTTATCTTTATATTTTTACCTTCAGCCTCTTTCATTTCTTTTGTGCTGACCATATTTATCACTCCTTTTTAGGTTTAGCAGGTACTATATGTGTACCTTTTTTCTTGCTATAGTGTATTGTAAATCTGTTAGTAGGTATTTCTTTCCCTGTTTCTATATCTGCAAAATAACCTATATTTTCAGTATGTTCAATAAACTCTTTGTTTGTCCATTTACCGTTTCTATCTCTTTTTATTTTGCCAGTGCCCGCATATTTATTTATGAGCTCCTGCGGGTTAATATCATCAAGCAGATAGCTTTTTCTTCTTCCGTTTTCAAGCTCTGTTTTGTAATTGTTTGTGCCTATTATATGCTTGTCTTGATTTCCTTGATGTATTTGAAGATTGTAGTTATTTCTTATATCGGTTTGTAGTTTATTATCTTTATAGCTTAGTTGTAATTTTTCCCATTTATTACTATCATTATACTTTATTATTTGAAACTCTTCAAGAGTTCTTGGAGCATTATTTTTAAGAACTTCTTTGTATTTTTCATACGCTTTTTTATCACTGCTCTTGTTATAGTGCATTTTTCTTTTAAGCTTGTAGCTGTCTTTTTGCTTTTCACTCATAGACTCATACCAAGCCTTATAATCATAGTTTGCAGGTACTTTATAGCTTCTGCCGTCCATATCCCTTGCAATTCTTGTATCATTTTCATCTTGATAGTCTTCCAAGTATGGTATAGTGGTTGAACGACAATTAGGATGCATTGGATTGCAATTTACGCCTATTTGCATATCTTTTACATAAAATATTTTATTGTCAAGACTTTGACATATTTCGCTCGTCTTATAGTCAAGTGTAGCAAGATATTGATACCTCTCAAGCTTTACATTATTATATAAACTCTGAGTCGCTTTTGACAATATATAGTTACTTTCCGTCCTTATCAGCCTTTTAGCATTTGAGTAATTGACATTCATTCTGTCAGTTATCTGATTGCTCATCTTTTCTACAGAGTAACCAAGAGCAATACCGACATTTAATATTCCCTGCAGATCATTTGCCATATTGTCATAATGTCCCCAAATACGCCCAGAAAAGTCCTTATTACTCCACTTAGTATTTACTATTTGTTCTATCGCATTTTCATCAAATCTATTAAAAGTAAGGTCAAAATCTACAGTAGGGCAGTCATATAAACTATGTGCGGCTTCACTATATGACTGTTTATAGTTTTCTGCTAAATGTTCTTTTGATGAATTTTCATAGTCTTTTGTCAGTATCTTCAGATTTAATTCTGTCTGCTTGAGTAAACTCTCAAGCCTGTTTAGTTTTGAAGATAAATAGCCTTGCTTTAATTTTTGTTTATCTTCATCACTTAAATTACTGTTTTCAATCTTATTCTTGATATTTTCCAAATATTCTTTTAATTCCTCATTTTTCAACGGCTTTCTTGCATTAATATTGCTTATGCTTTCATCATTATCAGCATACTTTTTATGCCATTTTGAAATATCATTTTGTATTTGTTTTTCAATATCTTCATAAGACTTTTTTAGTTCATCAAGATACTTTTCACCTCTATCTTTGCTATGTTTTTCCGTCTGCAAAGCTCTTTTTTCAAAATATTCTTTAGTATTCACATCTTATTACTCCATATTTTTTGCATTATAAAAGCACCTGATATGTATCAAGTGCCTTTATAATATTATTTTAGGGGGATTGTGTATAATCTTTGTTAATCTCAAAATCTCTTAGTTCATACTCGTCTTTTTCTTCTTCCAATCTCTTTAACTCTTCATCAACGTCTTGAATTTGCGGTAGCAGTTCAAGTAGTGTTCGTTTTGATACTACATTGCTCAAGGATAATATTGTGTTTGTAGTTTCAGACTCATTTTGTGGCAAATTTCTTGTAAATTCAGTTGTTATAAGGGTATAGTCATAATCCTTATTAAACTTTGTATTCATAAGCTTAGTTACAAGCTCACATCTTTTTTTAAGACCTATTGTAAAACCATTTTCTTTTTCTGTTGCTGACTGTTCGAGCGGAATAGTCTTAAATTTAATAGCAATCCCAGACAAATTGCCAGCAAACTTCTCATCAGCAAGGTCAGGAGTAAGCGAAAACTTATGAATATCGCTGTTTAACCTGTTTTTGTAGTTTTCAGTTGCAGCATCATTTATATCTTTTACAAGAAACTTAGCACCACCTCCATCCGGAAAATACATTACTCTGTTTTTCTTTAGAGTTTCAGCAGTTTTTTGTACTTTATCAGTATCGTCATCTATATCTTCTACAAGCTCACTTGCACCTTCAACTATCATATATGCGTCGTTAAAATAATCAATATCATTTGCTGTATTTGATTGTGATGTATCGTAAGCATTGTTTAGTTCTATTACATCTTCAAAATCTGATGTCATCTCAACATTATTTTTGTAGATTATGATTGGTACTTCATCAAATAAATGTTCTGATTTACCTACTTCTTTAAATTCTGTCTCATTTTTCGCTTTTTCAAATCGTGTAATATAGGTATTATCGTATGCTTCAACTATATCAGTTACATTTCCATCTATATCTTTTGAGCGATAGTATCTTATTGCACACATGATAAACTCATCTATCTTGTTGCTTGCAATTAATATAAGCTCCAACGGTGATATTTTCTTTATTTTAGTTATTGACTTTTCATTTTGATATATTATCTCTGCACCAAACCCGAATTTACTCATATCTTTTGCAATTTCATAATTCAATGACTTTTCAAAATTATCATCCAAAATTTTTGTATATTCACTCAAATATTCTTCATCAGAAGACTTATGCTTTGCAGGTATTCCAATAAAATATCCTGTCTGCATTTTTACTACATACTTTGCATATGCAGACGCTAATTTATTGTTTGGAGCATCTTTTTTCATACTCCTGTTTGTTATTTCGTTATTATTTTTATAATACTCGCTCAGCTTTTCCAGTTTTGAAAGTTCATTTGATGAGTATTTTTCAACTATCTTTTTAATATTTGTTTTATTTACTTCAAATTCACTTAAATATATCATCTCATCACCTATAGTCCAAATAGAGATTTATTTAATATTTTCATTTTCTTCTTGCCTTTTACATCACCGTTTATAAACTCTATCAATCCTGTTGTTCCGTCTGGAGCATCATCATGAAGATTTTTTCCTTTTCTTTGATAGGTTCTCATAGCCTGATAATAATCTTCATATTTCTTTTTCCAGTTCTCCATCATTATCACTTGTTCCATAACATTACTTGCATTTACAAGTATTCTTGACTTCTTATTTTTACTTTGATGAAACCATGTTATAGTACATTTTTTATTATGAAACTCCGTTTTAAGTATTCTCTCTACATTTCTTGCAAATCCTCTACCGCCATTATTAGACTCTATAATACATTCCCTTGTACCTAATGCTGTTAGTCTTCTTGCTACTTCTCTTTCAGTTGTTTCCATATCTTCATCTGTATAGTATATATCAGTTATATACGCATATTTTCCTATTACATCTCCACTTATAAATAACAAAAAGTCAGCACCTTCATCAGCAGTATCTACATAAGCTATTTTTCTTTCAACCATATCTTCACCGTAAAAATCATAAGTTTTAAACTCACTATATAATCCACCTGTTATATCAACCGGTTGTTGATGATAGTTGGCAAGGAATATATCTTCATTCATAACTCTTTTTAAAGATAAATATTCTTTTTTTGAAAGTATAGATTCACATAGCATATTTCCATCTTTATCACAAGCCTCATATTCTACATGCATCCATTCTTTAGCTTCATCTTCATCTTTCAAAAGCTCCCCGCATATGTCCTTACTTGACCATCTTGTCATATTTATTATTTGTATTGCACCGGTTTCTGCTCTTGATTTAAAAGTATTTGTATACCATTCATATATTTTCTTCAAAGCATCTTCATTATATGCAGTTGCACCATCTTTAACAGGATCATCAACAATTGTTATACTTCCACCTCTACCTGTTATTGCACCACCGACACCTGCACCTTTATAAGAGAAAAATTTACCTTCCAGTGCCCATTTTTCAAAACTTGCATTTCCTTTTTGTATCTTAACTTTAGTAAATATATCAGCAAAAACATATTTAACATTTTCTGCTTCTTCTACAGGTATATCTTGAATATCCCCATATTTTATACTAAGCTCATGTATATCTTCTTCCATTTGACTTTTTTGATCTATTCCGTCTCTTGTAAACCTTGAAAAATCAGATGCAACATCATCGTTATATGAACATGTAATAGCTTTTTCATTATCATTTTTACCAAAACACCATTGTACAAATAGTACAAGTGTTCTTGATTTTCCATGTCTTGGCGGAAAGTTTATCATTAGTTTTAGACATAGACTGCCATCTTCAAAATATAACTTCCTCTCATACAACTTTTGCAATATATTACAATAGTCTTTTAAAAAAGTTCTATCTTCAAAGTAAAAATCAGGATTTGTAAGTTTGCAGTATTCCCAAAAACTATCTCTTGCTTTAGATATATTTTCTTTTATCTTATTTTCAAATTCAGAACTTTTTCTGCCAACTATTTCATTAATTACATTCAACTTTTCACCACCGAGCCTTTAACATAATTTAATATATCTTTAATTCGCTTTAATCATACTTTAAAAAATTTTAAAAATCTTTCATAGTAAATTTATATTAAATATATTTTTAATCGCTTAAAAATGATAATAATGCCTTTATAATTGATTTTATACTTTTATCTGTACAACTTATGTTCCATTTAATATTTCATATATCTTTAATATGTTGAAATTTCAGCTTTAACTCATATTTGCAAAACTGTTTTACAGCTTAGACATTGTATTATCCGTTATCTTTATAAGTTTTTCAAGTAAATCAGGATAGCCTTTGAGCTCTTCACTGATAACTGCCTTAAAGTTTTTATATGCATCTTCATACTCGCCTTTTAATTTTGCATATATCTTATCCTTGTATGCTTTAGTTCTTGATATAGATGTAATTAATTTTATAGCGTCCGATGCGTCCATATCTTCTATTTCCTCTTCAAGATATGCTATTTTTTCAGTCAGCTTTACGGTTGCTATTTGCATTGCACCTTCAGTTATATTCTCACTGTCCTTATCTTCTTTGGCAAGTCTTATCAGCTCATTGACCTGTGTCCTTGCCTCTAATAGTTTTGTAGACAGTTTATGAGTTTCAAGTGCATATCTTCCAACCGTACTCTTACTTATATCAAAGCCTTTTTCTTTTAGCCACTCAGATATCTCCATATATGTGTTAGCTGTGTCTGAAAGCATTATATCAAGTTCTTTTTTTATTTCATCAGGTAAAGATACTATCTTATTATATTTTCTGTATTTTTTATATTCTTTTTCTTTATCCATAATATCATCCTTTACATACTACAGATATATAGCATCATCTTCTATAGTACCTTCTATTAAATCTATTCCGGCAGGACTTAGCCTTAGCACATGTTCTTCTTTGAAATCTTCGGAAAATTCTTTATCCACCATTATATAGTTTTTATCAAGAAGATACTGTAAGTGCTTGGATGTATCAGCTCCATTTGTTATACCATATTCAAGTAATGCCATCCTAACTTGTTTTACAGTAATTGGAGTAGGGTAAAACAGTGCCAGCACCCTCATAACCTCTCCACGATATTTTTTATTCATCATAGTTTCCTTGCTTATCATAATTACTCCTTTTAATTATTACTAATTATTACAAGACGAAGACTTCATAATTTCATCATATATCTTATCAAGCTTCTTATCTATATTACTAATAGAACGTATAAACTCATCTTTACTTACAAAGTTTCGCTCAACTTCTATCTTATGCTCTGATAATTCTTTTTGTACATTTTCTATCTTGTTGTGTAAATGCTCATCTTCTCTGTCAAGCCTGTCCGAATTCTTCTTAAAATAGTAGGTTGCTATACCAATAACGGAAGTTATAGCCAGCATACCTATCTGCTCAATATTCATATCTCCCTCCACATTTTATATATTTACAAAAGCAATTTTTAAAATATAATCAGCTTTATATTTTATATATTTAATTACTTTTTGCTTATTTAACTTTTACAAGCTTTCATAATATATTAATTTACTCTATGCACTGTAAATATTAATTATATGAACTATATTTAAATATATATTAAAGCCATATTAAATATCACAAAAATGCCTTTCCCTTGACAGTACATTCACATCAATAATATGCTGCCTTTTAAGTAGAGAATATTCTATAAGTGAGCTTTTATCCTCTCTTCTAACTCTCCTCATATTAGCATTATTACTTTCTCGTTGTTTTATCTTTGATACAGCCTTTCTTTTTTCCTTTTCCTCATCAATATTTTTTGTATTTAAAAAAGCAGACACACTTTGCCTGCTCTTTCCAACTAATTTTGATATATCATTAATCTTCCTATGCTCTACAAAATATAGCTCATATGCTTTATCCTTCCAATCATTCATACAATGCCTCACTTACTTTACATTTTCATACACATAATTTATAGCATGACAAACCATATTTACTTTGTATAGTAAATATAAAAAAACTGTACATTTTTATAGTAACAGTTTACATCATTATTGTTGTGTTGTCTTGTAAAGTAGTTTAGGAAAATAGTTTGTCTTACTCTATATACATATAAGATTGTGGAGCTATACTTACTCCTATGTCATTTAAAGTTTTTGATTTTTTGTATTCTTTGACTTTTCCAAGTTTATATGCTACCGCTATATCTTTATCAACGTAATATTTATCATAAAATTTCTTTGTTATACCTGCACCTTCTTCAGTTATATTCCATAGTTCTTCCTTATCCATTTCTATGACATCTAATACATCAACTTCACCAACTATTTTTTTTATAGGAGCTGTTGAATATATGACTATTTTATCGACTTTCCTTTTACATGATCTTTTTCTGTATTCATATGTTTTTTTACCATCTAATATATTTTCTACGTGCTCAGGATTAATTGATAATAATAGTTTGCACATCTTTTTTCCCCATTTCTAATATTCTTATAAATTCATCAAAGGTAGCAAATATATCTATATGATATTTGTAATATTCATATTTTATAGCAATAAAAGACTGCTACTATATTTTATAGTAACAGTTTATACTATTTTAAATGATATGTCTTGTAAAGTAGTTTAGGAAAAATTAATCAGTGAAAATCCTTGAAATTACCTCATTACAATCAATACCTTTTGATATTTTCATAGCTGTATTAAATCCTAACAAAAATGCCGACATCCCTATACCTCTTTCATAATTTATCATCATATTTTCATACTTGATAATTTCATCGAAAGGTAAGTTTTTCTGATAATTCTCAAAAAATTCTTGATAATCTTCATAATACTTTTTCATCTTTTCATTACTGCTTAAAAGTTCCTTAGTATCCAAAAAATCTGATAGAATTTCACTTACATTGCTTACTATTATATCTATTTTTTCATTTCTATTCATTTTATCTTACCCCCTTGAAATAATTTCTATAGTAATTTGATACAGCTACATTTGATATTGAATATCCTTTTGACTGTACGCATCGTGATATATAGGAAAAGTTCCTATCCTCTTGTGAGAGTAGAATGTCCACTATATCTATTATTTCTTGCGGTAGAGATAATACTTTTGACTTTGGCTTATATCTTTGATTTTCAATCAACTCCTGTAACTCTTTATTATCGCTTATATCCTTTATATTACTTGTTTCATACGCTTGATTATCCATATTTATACTTTTGCTTAGCACATCCATTGTTTTGGATAGCGTATTTAACATATTCACGATATTTTTTGTGATACAACAAGCATTTGGATAATGTCATTATTTTGTATTGCATAATTTCCTGTTTTTCTAATGCTTGGTAGTACTTCATCAGTTACCCAGTTGGCAAATTCTTCAGCTTTAGGTTTATTGCTTTTAAATATGAGTTTATATACTCCACTTTCTGTTAGAAAATTTTCACCTGCATTATTTAATTTTCTAAAGTCAAAAATATTGACTTCCGGAATTCTTCGGGTGTTCATATTTTGAACAACTGAATTTGTTAGCTTAATTACTTGCTTTTCGTTCATTCCTTGTATTGCTCGTCTTATCGTTGATTTTTCTAATTCTAAGCATTTGCCTACATCATAAGGATTGAATAATATTTTATTTTCAAACTCTATTATTTCTACTTTATGACCTTTGAATATTTGTAAATTATTCATTATTTGCTCCTTTCACACTTGAAAAAAGCAACAAAATATGTTATACTTTTTGATAGAAAGCAACATATTATTGTTGCTCTTGGTTGGTAGTAGTTCAATTTGCTTTGCTCGGCGTTGAACTACTTTTTTATAGATATTTTTCTAATTCTTGGATACCTCTCCTAATGCCCTCCATCTTATTTATTTTTTCTTTTTCACAATAACTATTTAGAACGGCATTAGTTTTTTCATCCATTCGTACAACAGCTCTATATGGCTTAGGGTTGTTAGTAGGTCTACCCATTTTCTTTTTTTCTTCTTTTTTAATCAAAATACCCCTTTCTCTTGCCTATTATTTTATATTATGATATAATATACTCATCTCTTAGGCAAGTAAGAGATGAATATCGGTGCTAAGTCTTATTATCTATAATAAGACTTTTTTATTTTGTATTTTCAGCTTCTTTTATTACCTTATCTATTACTTCTTTTGCCTTTTCAGTGTTGTCGCTCTCTATTAAGGCTTGTAATGAATAAAGTAGGGTAAGCAATTCCAATCTTGTCATTGTTTCCATATTGTTCTCCTTTCTGTCCTTGCCGACAACTTGTAAAGATTTCATATCCTTACTGTAACTATATTATATATTAATGGTCGCCAAAAGTCAATAGTTTTTTTATATTTTTTTCAACAAAAAAAGATACTATATCCCAAGTATCTTTATAATTTTTCTTATCTTCTCACTTCACATCATCAAAGCTTATCTGTCCATCTATTACATCTTTATTCACTATCTTCCTTATCCACATCTCACTATATCCGTACTTTACAGCCAAATGCTTATAGTTATATCCATTAAACTCTTTTAGTATCTGCTCTCTTAATTTTTTTGAATATATGTTGTCAAGCTTGGGAAAGTATACAGATGATCCTTGAAATATTTCAGCAATTTCAAGTGCATTTCCTACTCCGATTTTTTCTGCTATCAGATAATATACACTTCCGACTTCAAAATCATCTATGCTTATTATATTTCCCATGTTTTTAATCATCTGCTTTTGCTCCCCCTTACTATCTTCTACTCCAACTGCTTGTCTTTTCCTTGACGTATTATCATCTTTTTAAGTATCTCAATAAGCTTACTGCAATCATCTTCGTCAAGCCATTCTATCCTGTCTACCTTGAACATTCTTTTTACAAATCCGTTTATCCTGTTATTGTTATCGTTCCATCCGAGTATCCCCGTTAAACTATATATTTTTTCTCTTTGAAGCTTAGTATTTTTATTGCCCATTGTATCCGTTCTTTTCTGAGTATATGATTTTTTGCTTTTCTTATTCTTATCTTTTATAGCGATAAGCTCATTTATCAGTTTGTTGGCTTGCAATTTTGTCATTTGTCTCATAGAATCTTTTTTTGATATTCTCTCTATCATACAGTACAAATTATCTTTATCTATATTTACTTCTTTTGCAAATCCCCATATATTTTTTATCTGCTCTTTACTTATCATTTCTTTCAATATATCACCTCCAAAATCTTATACAAAGCCTATATTAAATTATCCTCAATGATATTAAAATTTATCAAGGTCATTATTGGCAAGTATTGTATCTTCCAGTTCTTGTCCTTTTAGAGTTGGAGTGTTTACATTTTCACAATAATTTTTCCTTTTTTGTGTACTCTCATCAGTTTTTTTATAGCTGTTATTATTAATTGCTCCGTAATTAGAGCGGTAAGGGTATACATCCGGATAATTTCTGTCTATGCTATATTGTAACACTCCTATTTTTTGTTCATCATTTATACCATATTTATTTAAAAGATTAAGTAGCCTTGTAAGTGTATTTTTCGACAATATAGGCTTTTTAATAAGCTCTCTTACTTTGCAAAACTCCCTTATATTATCCCTGAGTTCTTCATTATCCGTATATGCACATATCTCTTTTTCAACATCAATATTTGTCTTGCCTTTTTTCTTTTTCTTATCATTACAGATATTTTTATCATCACAATTTTTAGCTTTATTCAGCTTTTCTATTTCCTCATATCTTTTAGTAGCTAAGTACAGTATCTCGTCTATATCCTCTACAAAAAGATATTTTATGAGTATGCTCTCTAATATTTCATTGTATTTTACTATAGTTTCATTTTTCATAGCTTAGTCCAAGTGATAAATTATCTTCTACAAATATAGCTTTCTTCAATTTTTCTATAAAATTCTCATCTATATTTTTTGTATCAATATACCTTGATATATTTTCATAATTTTTTTGCTCCCTTATAATATCAAGTTCTTCTTCCAGTCCGTCCTCATCTATCGCTCCAAGACTTTCCAATAATTTTTTATCAGCGATATATTCACCTTTGAGCTTTTTCATTGCAAGCTTTCTTTTATTATCGTCCAGTCCGAGCGATGCAAGTATTATATCTATATCATGATTTTTATAATCCCCTATATAAAGAGCGATTAAAGCAGATTTAAACTTAGATTCAACTTCATATTTTACTTCTTCTCTTTTAGATATTTTACTATCAAGTATATTGCCAAACAGCTCTTTTAATACATTTATATTTTCTATCTCAAGTTTTTGCTTGTATGTCATTTCACAAGAGCCGTTTTCACTAAATACCTGATAAAACTTCAAGTTTTTATTTTCCATTTCACTTAAGCCCTCAGCTTGTAACATAGCCTTAGCCTCATCAAGCTCTTTTTTCTTTTCCTTTATTTCCTTATCCAGTCTTATCGCCTTGTCGATCAGACTCTCATTAAGTAGCATTTGCATTTTTTATCTCCTCTTTTCTTAATTTTTTAAGTATTGAATTTGCATATCTTTGGTTACTTAGTATTTTGCTTATATCTTTATCTATCTCTTCTATAAACATATCCGAGTATCTATTTTGCACAACTTTTGACTTTTTAATTTTCTCCATAGTACGCTGCAAATCATAAGACTTTTTCTTATTGCCTAATAATTCTCTTAAATATTCTTTTTCACCTTCAGATAAATTCATAAGCTCTCCTTTATCTTAATCCTTTACAATATCATTAATCTTACTTATACAGCCCTTGCATATATATTTATTATCTACTTTTATCAGATTTTCATTTCCTCTGCATAATATACAAGAACCTGTTATTCTGCTTAGAATAATCTCTCCTGCATTATTCACATCAATTTTTACTCTTTCACCATTTTCAATGCCGAGTTCTCTTCTTAAACTGCTTGGTATAGTTATACAGCCTGCTTTTGATATCTTCTTTTCATTTATCATTTTTATATCTCCTTTTTATTTAATTTTCACTTATAACAAAATCATTGTTTTTTATGTTATCCTCAAGAGCTTTATTATAGTTTTCTATAAAATTACCTCTTATCTTCTCGCCTATGCCCTTAGTATTTTCCAGAGCCTTAATAATAGCCATATTATTTATTTTTTCAAACTCCTCAAACGTCCTGCTGTGCATTTTGTTATTATCTTCATCTATATTCTTGACAAACTCTCTTACCCATTCATCAAATTTTGCATGGTCAAGTTTTCGTATCTTCTTCCATACATCTCTTTTTACAACATATGTTTTATTTGCTTTTGCCTTACTCATACATCTTATCCTCCCTCTCACTTCTTTTAAGCTTTATTACAATCTCATCTTCATCTAAGTACATATTTATATAACTTCCATCATCATATATAAGTATCACGTTCATCTCATCACTGCTTAGTATTACAGCCCTTATTTTTTTATCTTTTAACACATTCCCTCCCATAAGTAAGTCCGGCTTCATATCCTTTACTGTATGATTTTCTTTTAAGAGTATCCACATATTTTATCTTTGCTTTCGCTTTTGATATTACCTGTGTATCAATTATCATCTTAAGCATAAATCCAAGTGTAAAAGCTATTGTAAATATTAATATGTTCATAAAAACCTCCTTGTATTTTTATATGTTATTGTTTTTTAGTTTCATTATTTTTTTAGTTTTATATATTTTTATTTTTTGTAATTCTTGTAATTTTTGTCTTTTCTAAGTTTTGACATATATCAAAATTTATGATATTCTTTTTTATATAATACATTTTTGCGAATGTTTATATTTTAAGCTATGTGCAAGCTAATCCCCATTATCTCTGCCATAGCTTTTATTCCTTTTATAGTAGTGTCACCATTATTAACTGCATTTGTATATAGTAGTGTTGCACCTCTAAGTCCGAACTTGCTTCTTGATACTTTTAATAGATACTCTATCACTTCATCACTTGCATTTTGAAATACGAGTTTAATATCATCTATATCAAACAGATCTGTAAGCAGATGACTTTGCATTCCTACTCTGCTGAACAACTGTGCAAATTCGGCTTGAGTTTTACCGAGCATCTTGTTATATATCAGTTCATTGCCTATCAGAGTTATAGCTGTACTTGTTGAATCATTGATACTTCTTATTATCTCCAGCGTCTTTTTAGTTAAGTGTTGAGCTTCATCTATTATTATCATCTTGTCGGTTCCTTCAAGCTTTTCTATTATCTCAAGATACACTTCATCTTGAGCTCCTGTTTTACTTGTCTTTAATTTGCTTGCAAGCAGTTTCAAAAAAGGTCTTGGAGTTGCAAAAGTAGGTGTTACTGTTACAAAATATATATCATTTCTATTTGCTATCCAGTTTTTAGTTGTGTATGTTTTTCCTATACCTGCATCACCGTATATACATGAGATTACTTTTTGTATATATGAATATTCAAGCACATTTATTATCTTCTTGCTTATCGTAGTCATAGCAAATCCTACACTGTCTTTTATAAAGCTGCTGTTTCTCTTTTCTTCCTTTTCAAGAAACTCTCTTATCTTGTCATCAATAGCGGCAGGATTAGGATAATCACCTTTCATATATCTGCTGAATGTACTTTCAGCCACATCTATCTTATCCGCAAACTTCCTATTGCTCATATTATTGCTTTTTATATACTGCAATGCTTTTTCTTTAAAATCCATAACTTTTCTCCTTAATCTTCAATATTAACTTGCCATTGATATATGTTTAAGCTTGCTGTTATACCTTTTTCTTCCAATAATTTTTTAAACATCTCTGCATCCCCTCTATTTTCAAAAAGAGCATATTCAAAAGATTTTGTATTTATTACTTTCCACATTAATTTTTTCATACTTCCTCCTTAATCTTCAATATATTCAACTATTATATCCTTCGCCATAAAATGCTCACATCTGCATCCGCTTTCTTCATTTGCATCAAGCATTCTTACTACATAATGCATGTCTTTATTTTTTTGTTCCTCATATCCGCAATATGACATACACCATTTAAACTCTTTTACGTCCTTTGTTTTCTTGTCTGTTATCCTTAATTTTCTCATTTCATACTCCTTGTTACTTTTTTCTATTCTCCTTATCAATTTTCTTCTTGCTCTTGTCCTTACCTTTTTCCTTATTTTTTAAATATATCTATAACGTCAGCTCTGTCATTAAACTCTTCTACATCTTCGATTTGCATTATAATTTCATCTATAGTTTTATATATTTTTTCCGATACATTATCATCTGTATATTCATATTCATCATAAGCTGAATCAATGTTTTCTTTTTCAAGATTAAGTAAGAATTTTAAAAGTATCGCCTGTTTCTTATCAAGTTTTATACTTATCATCTCATCTTCTCTTTCTTTTTTTAGTCTATCAGCTACATTAAGCATATGTGCAACCTGCACTTTTAATATAGTGTCATCCTTTAGCTTTTCGTTTTCATTTAACACATCTCCTATGCTGTATATGACGCTAAGCAGTGTATCTCTATCTACGCATCTTGATTTTTTAAATACTTCAAGCAGATATTCATACATATTACTCCTCCTTATTTTTTCTTGCATTTTCTATCATTCTTTCAAAATCTATCATATTTTCTGTTATGTTCTCCGCTCCTACCGCTTTTTTATTAGTGTACTTTTCGTTAATATTATTGTTTAAGATAGGCTCTATTACTTTTGCATAGTATATTTCATTGTTTGTTCTTATCATATCTTTTGATTTTTTATTTATCACTTCTCTTACGCTTGGTACATCTATCATTTCTTCCACTTTTTTATAGTCTTTTACTATCTTCTCTAATTTCTTGTTAGTCTTACCCAAATATTTTATAGCCTCTGTATCATTAGCAAGACCGTATCCTCCTGTTATTTCTCTTTTTGCTCTTCCTATATATCTTCCTTTTTCATCTTCTATTATTACTTCAGTAAGTTTATCCGGGTCATATCTTACATATACTTTCTTATCGAGATACTTCATTGTTATATCGCTGTTGTAAAAATATACTTTCGTATTTCCTATCTGTACATACACACCGTTACGCTTATATGTCTGCAATTTTGCAGTTCTAAGTAACAGTTCATCAAGCATTGTATCAGTTAATGTTCTCTTTTTAAGAAGATATTTTTCATATGCTTTATTTGGACTTGTTTTTTCAAGACCTTCAGCATTACTTTCTATATTGTTGTAATATCCTTCAATATATTCTCTCAGCTCATTTTCTATTTCACTAAGAAGCGGTATATTCTTTTCATCTTTAAGTATATCCAAATGACCTTCAGGTCTTGTTGTAGGTTTGTTTCCGCAGTATGTCTTAATCATTCTTGCAAACTGATTTGTTATTGTATTAAACTGTCTTTCAGCTATTTTTGCTCTACCGTTTGCCACTTTTGCATTTACCATTTTTATTTTCAGTCTTTCAAACAGCGTCTTGCCGTAGTCTGCATTTATATCTTTTTTTCTTCTTCCTCTTCCTCCTATATCTGATGATAAAAACTCACGTCCGTTATCAAGATATATAGTCTCAGGTGCTCCGTATTTTTTAACAGCATCTCTTAATGATAAAAACACTCCGTCACTGTCACTGCTCCTTCTTAATCTCATACTTAGAATCTTACGACTTTTTATGTCCGACCATATAACTAAATGAGGTCTATATATCTCCCCTGTAACATCATCTTTTACAAAAAAATCAAGTGTATGATAATCAGATGTCCATACGTCATTACTGCTAAGAGATGAATAATCACGTCTTAAATAATATGCACATTCATCCGTCCATACTTTTTTTCCTTCTCTAAAATATGTTATTACAGAAACAGGTATTTTTCTTTCAATCGCACGTCTGAATGTAGTTTCTGAAGGTAGTGGTAAAAGCTCAGGCTTTTCCATTTCAAAATGATATGTAAGAGCCTTGTATAAAAAAGATATCTTAGGTTTATTTATATCAAGATACCAGTCTTGAAATATATTCCATACCTCTTCATCTATTTCATTACCTGTAGCATTCTTTTTTCCTCTAAAATCAGCTAATGCACATATTCCATTATCCTTATATACATTCCATTTTCTATACAGTGTCCTTTTAGATATCTTTACTCCACTTTTTTTGTTATATTCTTTTACAAATTCATCAGTCGCATCAGTCTCCTTCCCGTTAAAATTCTCGACATATTCTCTCCAAGCTTTTATTATAGCCTCCCACAAATACGCCTTTTCCTTTTGCTTATCAGTAAGAGCCTTCCAATCATAATCATCATTATTTATATTTGTTTTATCAATATTTTCTATTATTTCATTTTTATTAATTTCACCATAATCATCACTTGCTTTTCTTACTTTCCTTTTGTCTTTTGTATATACATCATCTCCTGTTTTTTCCCTGTAATCATATTTATCTATATTTTTCTTTTGGCTTGCATAATATTTCACCTTAGCAGTCTCCGATAAGTCCCGTAAATCAATCCTGTACTCAAACCCGCACCCTCTATTAGTTTTTATCTTTTCAGCCTTCAAAGAACCCCTTGTTATCTTCATCCTCAATGCTCTATAACTTATATTTTCTAAATTGCATACCTCATCAACTGTAAGTAGTATATTATCAGCCAACTATTTCACCTCCACTCAAACAACTTTTTTAACGAATAACCGTTAATAATGTGTAAAAAAAATTTTATTAATATCATCCTTATCAATATCCAACATATCAACCATTTTCTCTATCTCAATTTGGTTAAAATATGTTTTTCCCATTAGTCTTGAATTTAATGTAGTACTTCCAATTCCTAAAGCATTAGCAAATCTTCCTAATGTATAAAACTTTTCAATTATCAGTCCTCTCAATTTTCTATAATTATATTTATTCAATGAGTTATCCTCCTAATCGTTTAACGGCTATTCGTTAACAAAATATTACCATATTATAAAAAAACTGTCAACGGTTTTTAGTATAATTTTTTTAATTTTTAGTTGTTTTTTTACGGTTTTTGATATATTATATTATTTAACGGAGGTCGTTATAATATGAAAAAAAATTTTGTAGATATCATTAATGAAGTAATGAAAGAAAAAAATATAAATCAAAGTGAATTATCCAGAAAAACAGGAATAACTCAATCAACTATATCTGATTGGGTAAGAGGAAAATATCTTCCACGCCAAGATAAAATAGATGTATTAGCAAAAGCGTTAGATGTGCAACCTGCCTATTTACTTGGTTTTGTAGATAATGAACCTTATTCTTTAAATAAAAGAGACATAAAAGAAATAGACGAGTATATGGAACAAGTAGAACAAGACCTTACAAATGCTTCAATGATGTTTGATGGAGAACCTATGGATGAAGAATCCTTGCAGTTAGTTTTAAGCTCCATGAGAGTAGGTATAGAAATGGCAAAAAAAAGAAATAAAGAGAAATATACACCAAAAAAATACAGAAAGTAAGTGCAATATGAATATACAAGAAATCGTAAAACAAGTAATACACAAATATTCTGACGGATATATAAATCCCTTTTATATCGCACAAAATATGGACTACATAATAAACAAAGAAGATTTAGGCACAACTAATGGCTATTATTTTTATTACAAACGTAATAATATAATAGGAATAAATTATAATTTGAGCCAAAGAGAGCAAATAAGAGTATGTGCACACGAATTAGGGCATTCAATATTACACAAAGACACCAATTATTCATTTTTATGCAAGAAAGCATTCTTTTCCAGTAGCAAATATGAAAGAGAAGCAGATATATTCGCAATACATCTATTACTATCACAATATGATAAAGAAGAAATTAAAAGTTTTACAACACAAAATATAGCAGATATTACAGCATATCCACTAAAATATATAAATTATATATACTATAACTAAATCGGAGGCGTGTTATGAATGATTTTGAAAGTAGAATAAAAGCATTTGGAATAAGAGCAAAAGAAATAAAAGATAGCTTACAAACAGAAGAAGCTACAAAAACATCATTAGTGTTGCCATTTTTTAATATATTAGGATATGATATATTCAATCCCATGGAATTTGTCCCTGAATTTACTGCTGATGTAGGCATAAAGAAAGGAGAAAAAGTAGATTATGCTATATTATTAAATAATATACCAAGTATGCTAATAGAATGTAAATCCGTAAATGAATCTTTAACAAAACACGACTCTCAACTATTTAGATACTTTTCAACATTAACAGCCAAATTTGCAATATTAACAAACGGTATAATATATAGATTTTTTACAGATCTGGAAGAATCAAATAAAATGGATGAGAAACCATTTTTAGAAATAAATATAACATCATTAAAAGATAATCAAATATTAGAATTAAAAAAATTTCATAAAGAAAATTTTGATTTAGACAATATAAAAAATACAGCATCAGACTTGAAATATTTGGGTCTGATAAGAGAAACATTATCAAAAATATTTAATGAAACACCTGATGACGAATTTACAAAATTCATATTAAATTCAGGAGTTTATGATGGAGTAAAAACACAAAGTATAGTAGATAAATATAGACCTTTAGTAAAAAAGAGTATAGCTCTTTACGTAAATGACCTTGTAAGCGAAAAAATACAAAGTGCTTTGAATTCACAAGCAGAACAAGAAAATGAGATAAATTCTGAAATAGTTGAAACAAATTTGGAAACTAACAGCGAATCACAAATAATAACAACAGAAGAAGAATTACAATCATATTATATTATTAAATCTATTCTAAGAGGACATATAGATGTAAACAGAATAACATATAAAGATACAATAAGTTACTTTGGAGTAAATATAGACAACAAAGTAACAAAATGGCTCTGCAGAATTGTTCTAAAAGAAAACATAAAATATGTACTTATAAAAAATGAGAACGATGAAACCGAGAAATTCGTAATAAACAATATAGATGAAATTTATAACCTTGAACAAGCACTACTAAACAGATTAAAAAAACTTAACGTAATAAATGTAACAGTTTAATTTTATGCAATATTTATACTAAAATTTAGTAGAATAATAATGTTGTGCAAGCTTTAATAAAATATTATGCTACTTATAAATTTCTTATATAAATTATATTATAGTTTTACAATATGAGTGAAACACCTAACAATAAAGATTAGTATAATCATTTAATTAATATTATTTATGCAATTTTTTTATCTATTATCCAAGATAGATATCTATCTTGGATAATAGATAAGATTATTAATCTTTTAGTTATTTTTCACTGTATTTTTTTATTTTATCTCCCTCATATTTATTATACAGACAAAAAATATAATTTTTTAACTACAATTATACTATAGTTTTAATTAGTGCTTAGTATGAACTCATAAAAAAAATTTTGTTCCCTTAAGATATTTTTTATATAAAATTCCAATATTAATAAAATTATTAAAATTTAAACAAAATTTTAAGGGAACAAAAAACATCAACTTTTTTTACTTTGTTCCCTTAAAACATAAATAATTCTATATACAATCTCAACCATAAAATACCAAATTTAAAGTTCATTATAATTTCTTTAAAGACCGATTAAAGCCTATTTATCAATCTTTTAAAGTTTCATTAAAGTTTTTGTTAAAGTTTTAAAATTAATTAAAGACAAAAAAGACCACTTAAAAAAGCAGTCTTTAAAAACAATTTTTTCAATTTTAAAACTTGCAACATAGTTGGCAAAATACTTTTTTCATATCCCATCAAATCCCGTCATATTCTATCTTTTCCCAACTTCTCCCACTTTTTTTCATTCCCCTTCTTTTTTGTCATTTATTGTGAAAGATTACACAATTTTTTATATTTACAATTTATAAAGATTTCATATCTGTTTTTTCTTTATTCTTCATGCAAAAATTTTAAATTAATATTTTTTATAAACTTTTCATATTCATTTTCAATATTATTCTTAATTTTTTCCATTTCTAATAAAATCCCTGATTTTTTTTCATAATCTTGTAATAACTGATAAAATTTATCATTTTCTTTATTTATATAGTCCATAGATTTTTCAATTTTATCCATTATTTCTTCATTTTTTAAGTCTGTTTCTTTATAATTATATCCTGCATTTAAACCAATAAGAAATAAAGTTTTAATATATAATCTAATATATGCAAGTATATATTCAGAAATTAAATCTTTATCATATAAAATATCTTTTAATAGTTTTGCACAAGATATATGTTGTGCTGTTCTGCCTGCTATACTATATACTCTTGGTATATTATTAACTATTTTATTACCAATAACATAGCCGTTTGCAAGTATTCTATCATCTCTATTGTCTATTCTGAATTCAGAATTATATTTATACGTAAAATCTTCAAAATCTTCAAATTCATCTATTTTCAGATATACAAATTTTTTACCTGCTAAATACGCAGTTTCTCCATCATATTGCTTTATTACAGTATGATTAAGAAGATATATATTACCAAAAGTTTCCAAAAATAAATCTATTGCCATATGATAATAATTTAATATGAATTCACTATGTTCTGCATTAACATCAAGATACTCAATAAACTTAGTTTTTTTTATCAAATCCAAATTAAATATATTATTAAATAAATAATTGGAATTTAAAGAAAGATCTCGTATTGCATAATAAGGCGATTCTAAATAATTATTTTCCGATGAACATATATTATTTGAATCGGTTATAATCTGAGAATACTCCACTTTCATATCCCTTATTATAGCCAAAATCTCATCTAACATATCAAGTAACAATACATCTGTATCACAATTGAAAAGCATATATTTTGCTCTGCCTAATTCTATAAGTTTTCTTACATTACCATGATACCCCAAGTTAATATCATTTCTATTATATACCAATCTGCTATCTTGTATATTTTTTATTGCATCATAGTATTGAGGTAAAGTTGTAGACGCATTATCAGATAATATTACTTCTATTTCATAGTCAAATTGTGTATTAAGAGTGTGTATTATATTACTGAGCGCAAATGTTCCTCTTTCAGATGATGGTATACCTATTGACAGCAAAGGTCTTTTAGTGCATTTTTTATTAATTCTGTAAAAGTGTATTCTCTCTCTTATCTCCTCCAATCTATTTATTGGATTATTATCGTATTTTATAGTGTTTCTTGGAAAATAATCTTCACTTTCTATGAAATGTTCTTCAAATTCCAATACATTTTTAAATATTTTGATATTATTCAATTCATCTTTATCATATTCTTTTATCTGTAAAAATGCCTCTATTTCTTTATTTATAACAACATATAAATTTCTATTTATCGATTTTAGATCATTCGCTAAAAAAAAAGGATTTAAAATATCAATATCTTTTTCTATTATTACAGAATAATCCGAAAACTTTTCTAAACTGTTGCCTATAACATCTATTTCATTATTGATTTTTATTATTTTTTTATATTTTTTGTCAAGTATAAAATACGTATTATTCTCTTCTGTCGGCAATATATAATAAGTTATATTTTCCATATCAATAGGTATATCTATTAATAAACTATTCTTATATATATTATTTTTTATTTCTTTTAAGTTAGGCTCTATAAATGCTCCAAATACAAAATCTATTATTTCCTCAGGCAAGCTATCTATCTTGCTATAATTATTTAAAGCTTTAAGAGATGTTTTATAACTCATGGTTTCAAATGATTTATAAAATAAATCTATCAATTTACTTTTTAAATTTTCTTTTTCCATATTATTTTAATTCTCCAAAAATAATTTATAATTATTAACTATAAATCTCAAAAAATTTAGTAAATACTTCTATGATGTATTCCATTTTAACATTATCTATACCGGGATATACCCCTATAAAAAACGTATTGTTCATTATATAATCTGTATTTGAAAGTTCTCCTACAATTCTATACTCTATTTCTTCATATGCCGGTTGACGTGTAATATTACCCGCAAACAGCTGTCTCGTAAGTATCTTATTTTCTTCTAAATAAGCAACTATATCATTTTTAGTAAATTTATTATTTGCCTTTACCGTTATCGGAAACGCAAACCATGAAGGCTCTGAATTTTCAGTAGCATATGGTAATATCAAATATTCTTCATATTTTTTTAATCCATCATAAAGTTTTTTAAAATTCTCTTTTCTCTTATTCACAAAACCAGAAAGTTTTTTTAGCTGTGCAAGCCCTATTGCTGCCTGCATATCTGTTATTTTTAGATTATATCCTATATGTGAATAGACATACTTATGGTCATATCCTTTTGGTAATGTTCCATATTGACCGATAAATCTCCTTTTACATGTATCATTTGAACCCGGTTCACAATAACAATCTCTTCCCCAATCTCTGAATGATTTTATGGCTCTTTCTAAATGTGGATTATCAGTAAGTACAGCTCCCCCTTCTCCCATGGTTATATGATGAGCAGGATAAAAACTGACCGTTGCTATATCTCCAAATGTTCCTACCATTTTCCCGTTATATAGCGATCCGACTGCATCACAACAATCTTCTATTACAAATAGTTTATTTTTCTTAGCAAAAGTCATAATAACTTCTAAGTTAAATGGATTTCCAAGTGTATGTGCAATCATTATTGCTCTTGTCTTATCAGATAGTGCTTTTTCCAATTCTTCTACCTTTATATTATACGTTCCTATCTCCACATCTACAAATACCGGAATCAATCCATTTTGTATTATCGGATTGACTGTTGTAGGAAATCCTGCAGCCACTGTTATTACTTCATCTCCTTTTTTCAATCTTCTTTCTCCTAAAATTGGAGACGTAAGTGCAGTAAGTGCCAGTAAATTTGCTGATGAACCCGATGTTGTAAGTAAGCAATATTTTTTTTGCATATATTTAGCAAACTCTATTTCAAATTCCCCAGCATATCTGCCTGTTGTTAGCCAAAAATCAAGTGATGAATCAACAA